CCGTGCGCCGGGCAGGCTGTGAAATCATAGGGAATGACACATCCACACCATCTAGACCAAAAGTGATGGATGACCCTATCAATGACATTAAAATTGCTGTAGAAAGGCTATCGTCACGCGCGCCGCGCAGGGGAAAACGCAAGTATGGCACCTGAAGACGATCTGGAAGCCGATATTCGTGCCGCGCAAGAATCCGTTTCGGGTAGCTCGTCGGTCAGCCCGGAGCCTGTCGCCGGGGATGTCACCCCACCTTCTCCGTCCCCGGCGACTGAGGCCGCCCCAACTGCGCCAGAGTTCAAGACTGAGGCGGAACGCGCCCGCGATGAGGCCGGGCGGTTCAAGGCTAGGGATGATAAGACGCCCGAGGCGCCGAAGGCTGAAGCCAAGCCTGAGGCGCCAAAGCCTGCCGATCAGGCCGCGCTTAAGACAGATGCGGCGCCTGAAATATCCCCACCCACCAATTGGAAGGGCGCCGGCAAGGTTGACTGGAAACGCCTGCCCAAAGCTGTCCAGCAAGAGATTTTCCAAGATTACACGCGCGCCACCGAAACGCAGGCCAAGCTGCAAAAGCTTGAGTCCGCCATCGGGCCGGAGCGCATGCAAGTATTAGCTGCCACGTATGGCTCGGTAGAACAAGCGGTCCAAAACTTGTTCGCCATGTCTGATATGGCAACAAAGAACCCGCCAGGATTTATCCTGTGGTTCGCCCAACAGCGCGGCATCAACTTGGCGCAGATGGTAGGTCAAACGTCGCAGCAGCAGGAAGGCCAGCAAGTGCAGCCTAACCCAGCGCAGCAGCCAGACCCCATCATGCAGAAGGTGAGCCAGCTTGAGACGATGATCCAAGGCCTACTGCAACAGACGCAGCACGCCTCACAAGCACCCATCCTGTCCGAAATAGACCGTTTTGCCGCCGATCCGGCGCACCCCTACTGGAACGATGTCCAAGACGACATCAAAACCCTTTTACAGGGCGGACGTGTCCAGGGCGGTTCTCCATCGGAAAAACTGCAAAATGCCTATGACATGGCCGTATGGGCGCACCCTGAAATCCGCAAGACTCTCATCGAGAGCCAGCGGCAATCATTCGTGAGCCAGCAGGCAGAAGTAGCCAGTAAAGCCTTGAACGCATCGTCCTCCATCAGCGGTTCCCCGGCTGGCGCGAAAATCGCCAACCAGGAGCCTGACGAAACCCTGGAGCAGACGATAATCCGAGCACAAAAGATGCATTCGGGTTGACCTGCTCCTAACAAGGAGACTGGCCAATGGCCTCACCCAATAGTTCGTGGACAGACATCCTGACCACGACGCTCAATAGTCGCACCAAGAAATTGGCCGACAACATGAGCAACAACAACGCCATTCTTTTCCGCATGGAAGAGAAGGGTAAAATCCGCACCGCTTCTGGCGGTGTGTCCATCCTGCAGGAACTGGAATATGCCGCCAGCACGAATGCCATGTGGTATTCTGGCTACGAGCAGGTTGCCATCAACCCGCAGGAGCTTTTCACCGCAGCCGAATATGCCTGGAAACAGGCGGCGGTCGCCGTCACCATTTCAGGCCTGGAGATGTTGCAGAACTCCGGCCCGGAACGGCAGATTGCGCTGCTTCGCGCCCGCGTCTCGAATGCCGAAAAGAGCATGAACAATCTCGTCGCCACCGGCATGTATTCGGATGGCACGGGTTCGAGCGGCAAGACCATCGGTGGGTTGCAGCTTATCGTCGCGGACACCAACACGAACACGGTGGGCGGGATTTCCGGCTCTACCTATACGTGGTGGAAGAATGTCAGCTACGATCTGTCCTCGCTGGGTTCCACTGCGTCATCGACAAACATCCAGACGCACATGAACGCAACCTATGTCCAGCTTTGCCGCAATAATGAAGGCCCTGACCTGATCCTGACCGACAACGTGTACTACACGAAGTATCTCGGTTCGCTTCAGACCATCCAGCGCATCACGAACGACAAGATGGCACAGGCCGGCTTCCAGAACCTGAAATACATGGGTGCCGATTGTGTGCTGGACGGTGGCCGTGCTGGCAACTGCCCTGCATCCCACATGTACTTCCTGAACACGGACTATCTGTTCTGGAGGCCACATGCCGAGCGCAACATGGTTCCGTTGGACCCGGATCGTTTTTCGACAAACCAAGATGCTCTCGTGAAGATCATCGGGTTGGCGGCAAACATGACGTGCTCCAACAGATTTCTCCAGGGGGTCATGAAGGCGTGATGTCACGGCTTTCTAGGAAAGGACCAATGAAATGAGCACTTACACAATCAATGGCATCATCGGCGTGGACGTGACCAAAGCGGCCACAACCACGGCGGGTTATGCAGTAGGAACAATCGTCGCCCAGGCCGATGGCTCACAGTGGCGGTATGTTTCCATCCCGACCAGCACCACGATTATCCAGTATGCCTGTTATGCGATTGCGTCGGGTGGCAACACCACCGGCAACGTCGCGGCCTTGACAAGCACTATCGGCTTGCGCGGTGTTTCGATCTGTATCGCACAGCAGGCCGTCACTTCGGACACGAGCAACGTCCAGTATTGCTGGATGTTGATCGCCAACCCGGAAGCCTCGACGGACTACAAGGTGCGCGTGGCGGCCTCGTGCGCCATCGATGCCAAGCTGGCCACTACGGCCTTCGGCGGCACGCTGGATGACACAACCGCCGGCACCGTGCTGCGTATCGATGGCATCGTGCTGACCGATTCTCAGCCTTCCGGTTCGTCCGGGTCGCGGACCTTCCGCACCAGTTCGTTCCCGCTTGGCTGGGGTGCCGTCTAATGACTGATGTAGCCTGGATGCTGAATGCGGTTACGCCGCCGTCAGTATTCCGGCGCTATATCGATCATAACATGGATCGCGGGCTGGAAGAGATCGCGGTGGGAGAGCCAAAAGACGGCCCTCTCTACATCGTCTGTTCCGGCCCGTCGCTCCTTGAAATGTGGCGTGAATTGCTGGACGAAAACGGCAAACCAAAGGGCGAGATTTGGGCGCTCAATGCCGCGTTTGACTGGCTTTGCGACAAGGGCATCAGGCCCGACTATGGGATATGCCTGGCCCCGGAAAACCCGGTGCTGCGGTATTTCCAGAGGATTGAGATCGGAGACAGGTTTTTGTTCGCCGCGACAACGCATCCGGACTTGATAGACCGCGCGCTTGATCGCGGCGCCGATGTCACGCTTTGGCAGTCAGCCCAGCCGGCAGATTGGAAGCTGCCTGTCCATCCCGGCCCGCACATTTATGGGGGTGGAACAGTAGGCACGCGGGCGCTGGATCTGGCATGGACGCTGGGGTGGCGCGATCTGCACGTCATCGGCATGGACGCCTGCCTGTCTATTGACGGCAGGGTATCGGTGGATAGCCAGATTGCCGAGCACGACAGAGAACGGCTCAAGACGTTTATTTGCAATGGGCGTGCTTTCGTAGCCCTCCCATCGCACGCAAGACAGGTGGAGGATTTCGCGGCCATCACCCGTCCACTGACTGACACCGCGATAACGCTTTATGGCGACGGTCTGCTGCAATGGTCACAAATGCAGCCGCCCGGAAGCCACAAAAACGCCAACTAGGAGACACCATGCATAACGAATCGCTTCCCATCCTTCACCAGAATGGCTCCGACCGGAATGTTCTCGAATTTTGGGAGGACACCAAGCCAAACGGCCTCAATGCCGGACAGTTCAACAGTGTTCTGATGGTGCGGGTATCCGTGCCAGGCGACAACAAATCATCCGCCGAGTATTGGGTGGAGGAACAGTACCCGAAGGAATTTCCGCACCCGATCTTCAAGGGCTCGCGCCGCAATGAGGAAATCTACAAGCGGTTCGAGTCCTCCATCGAGCAGTACAAGAAAAACTCCACCAACAGCATCCAGGCTGGCACGCCTCTGGAAGCATGGCCGATGGTCACGCGCGCCCAGGTCGCCAAACTGAAATACAATGGCGTTCACACTGTCGAAGCTCTAAGCGGGTTGACCGACGAGCATATCAGCAGATTGGGCATTGATGGAAGAACTCTTGTCCAGCAGGCCAAGGATTATCTGGAGAACGCCAAGAACTCCAAGGCGGCCATGGAGGCGATGGACCGCGAGCGCAAGACGGAAGCCAGGTTCGCCGCGCTGGAGGAAAAATACAATGATCTGGCATCGGCATTTGCCGAATTGCCGGAAGAGAAGCAGGCGGAAATCAGGGCAAAACTCGGCAGGGGCAAGCACAGGAATGCAGCCTGAACGCTACACGCTGGCCATGGCGCAGATGCGGGCGAATTGCGCCCGTGATCTGCCATGGTTTGTCGGATCGAAAGTGGGGGCCGGCAAACAGTTCGTAATTGTTGCCGGAGGCCCTTCCATGAAGGATCGCGTCCAGCACATTGCGGCCCGGCAGAAGAAAGGCGCCTGTGTCCTGGCCTGTAACGGGGCGGTGAAGTTCCTTCTCGACCACGGGATCAAGCCGGACATATGCGCCTTTTTGGATATCTCGCCTGCGGTCTTAGGCTTCATTCCAGAACCTGATCCAGGTTCGCTATATCTGGTGGCATCCATCGTCAATCCTGCCGTGCTGGACGCGCTGGAGGGCCGCAGAGTGTGTCTCTGGCATGTGGATTATGGGCAGGAACGCACCCTTGACCAGGCAGCTATCCTGCGGGACTTCCCTGAAAAGCCGGGATCGCTGATCGGAGGCGGAAACACGATTTCCATGCGGGCGCCGCACTTGGCCTACCTCATGGGCTTCCGCGACATCCACTTTTACGGGCTGGATTCGTCCATTACAGCGGACGGCAAAGACCACGCCTATCAGAAGCACGATGGCCCGGAGCCCGAGGCCGTGACCGTCAAGTTCGGCGGCCGCGATTATCTTTGCTCGCCCTGGATGGTCAAGCAGGCCGGGGAATTTGAGTTCTATTACCGGCAGTTCGAGAGCCTAGGGGTTACGCTGATGGTGCATGGCACAGGCCTCATTCCAGATCTGTGGCGCGCGTTGCGGGCGCAGAAGGTGGCGGCATGACCGCGCTTTCAGTTGTGCAGAACGCCTGCCAGAAACTTGGCATTGCCAGGCCCACGGTTGCCTTTGCCTCGACGGATAATCAGGTTCTACAGCTTTGCGCCCTGGCGAATGATGAACTGCGCGACCTGTCCCGCGCCCATAGCTGGACACGCTTGCTCAAGCAGCAGACTTTCACCACCGTCGCGCAAGCCGTGCAGACCGGCGCCGTGCCTACGGATTTCAACTGGTACATGAATGACACCATGTGGAACCGAGGGACGCAGGTTAAGGTAGGTGGACCTGTCAGCCCGGAGGATTGGCAGGCATTTCAGGCCATATCTCTGCTGGCAATTCCCAATGCGGTGTTCCGCTTCCGTGGCGGCGATATTCTGATCTATCCGACGCCGGCAGCGGGCCAGACATGCGCCTACGAATACGGCACGACATATACGGTTCTAAGCGCCGCATCCGCCTCACAGACAGAATATCTGGCTGATACCGACACGGCCGTTCTGGACGAAACAATCGTGGCCCTCGGCGTGCGCTGGCGGTTCCTGAAGTCCAAGGGCATGGATTATTCGGAGGATTTCCGGTCGTACGAGATCGCCAAGCAGCAAGCTATTTCGCGCGATGGCGGCAAGCAGAAGGTCTATCTCGGCGGGTATCCGCGCAACCCGTGGAATTTCAATATTCCACAAAGCAACTGGCCGGGCTGATGGCAAGCAGAAAAGAACTTCCCGGCAATCTTCATATCAATCAGAACTTAGCACCCAAAACGGCTAATCCTGACATTCGCCCGCTTGCACCCGGTGAATTTCTTGAAAACCCAAATGGCAGTTGGTCGAGCGAGATAACCGCTTCTGTTGCTGATCCCGGTCTTAACGGTGGGGCCGCTACCAACGTGCCAACGCTTTGGCTGATAAAAGGCAAGCCAACGCAGGTTTCAGAGGATGAAGCAGCAATTCTTGCCGCTCAATCAGGCCTGCCGTTCCCGGCCCACCCTTCCATGGATGCAGCCAACGCTGCCGCAATTGAGCGCGAAAAGATGTGGCAGACCATGAAGCCACAAGATGCCATCGCTGCGTCGCCGTTATGGGGTGCCCCATAATGCTCGCAGCGCTCAAACAGAATAAGACTATGGCGCGCACCTCGCGGGGCTATTCCATACCCGCGCCGGTTGGCGGGCTGAATGCCGTCGATCAATTCGCCGACATGGACCCCAGCGATGCGCTGGTGCTCGATAACTTCTTTCCTGACGCCTACAACGTAGTTCTCCGCAAGGGCTATTCTTCTTTTGCCACTGGTATGGGCGCGCATACCATCGAAACCCTTATGACGTGGAACGGCCCGACATCCTCAAAGATGTTCGCGGCGGTCAACGGCAAGATATTCGATGTCAGTTCTGCTGGGTCAGTAAGCTCCGCCGTGGTTTCCAGCCTTGGCTCAAACCGCTGGCAAACGACAAACTTTTCCACCTCGGGCGGTAATTTCCTTGTGCTGTGCAATGGCACCGACGCGGTGCGGAATTATGATGGCACGAACTGGACAAGCCCAAGCATCGGCAGCGTATCATCCTCCGCGCTGATAAGCGTTTGTCCGTTCAAATCCCGGCTGTGGTTTGTCCAGAAAAACACCAGGGATGCATGGTATCTGCCTGCCTCATCGATTGCCGGGACGGCGGTGAAGTTTCCGCTTGGGTCTTTCTTCCAGTTGGGCGGCAAGCTGGTTGCCATTGGAACCCTGTCCAGCACGGCAGGCATAAACCCGGATGATTATATCTGCTTTGTTTCGTCGCGCGGGGAGGTGCTTGTCTATCAGGGAACAGACCCGGCAAGCTCCGCCACGTTTGCACTGGCTGGGCGTTACCGGACAGGTATCCCGATAGGCGACAGGCCGCTTCTGTCTTTCGGCGGTGATCTTATCATCATCACATCGGATGGCGCGGTTTCTATGGCGCGCACCATGAACGTGGATCGCGCGCAGGATCAGAAAGCCGCCATCACCTACAAGATACAGACGCTTTTCAACCGGGCGGCGCAGAATTATTCGGCGAATTTCGGCTGGCAGGCACAGCTTTACCCGAAGGGCAATTGGGCGCTCTTCAATGTCCCGACCTCCACCACGGCCTACGAACAATACGTCATGAATGCCATCACCGGATCGTGGTGCCACTTCACGAACTTGAACGGCGCCTGCTGGGGAATGCTGAATGAGGACATCTATTTTGGCGGCACAAACGGCGTCGTCTACAAGGCCGATACCGGATACACGGACAATACCGGCCCCATCACAGGGAACATTAAAACGGCATGGAATTATCTCAACTCCAGAGGGACAAACAAATTCATCACGATGATTCGGCCCATAATCCAATCGAGCGGATCACCGTCTGTCCTCATGGCCGTCAACACGGATTTTGGCAATCTGACGCCCACCGGAACCATCAGCGTAACGCCCCCAGTTGGATCGCTTTGGGGAACCGCGAAATGGGGGACTGGAACATGGGCTGGAAGCTCCACCATCATCACGAATTGGTTTTCCGGTGGGGCAATCGGGTACTGCATTTCCATACGCATCAATGTTGTGGCGCAGGGACAAAGCTTTTCGCTTAACAGCTTCGACCTACAGGGCGAGATTGGCGGTCCACTATGAGGACGGTCAGGAACGATAGCGCCAATGTCGCGCGCTGGGTGGCGGATCATATCCCAGAGGTGCGCGAGCAGGGGTTTCTCTCGGCCAAGGCAATCGGGGTTATTTCAGAAAATGGAGAGCCGTTAGGTGGAGTAGTGTTTCACAATTACCAGCCAGGTTTCCGCACCATTTCTGTTTCCGTCGCAGCCGTCTCTCCACGCTGGCTCACACATCGGATTATCGCAGACATTCTGTCATATCCATTCGAGGAAGTCGGATTATTCAAGGTATGGAGCGCCATATCCATAAAGAACGAACGCTCCCATAGATTTTGTTCTGGGATTGGCTTCACCAAGGAAGGTACGTTGCGTCATCAGTTCGGATACAAAAATCACGCCGTTATGTTTGGCATGACCGCGCCAGAGTTCGCGGCGAAATATCGCAAGGAAAGTCATGGAAAAGCCCAAGCCGCCCACGCCGCCTGATCCTACGGTCACGGCCAATGCACAAACTGGGTCGAACATCGACACGGCGGTTGCGAACTCATATCTTGGCGCGACCAATCAGAACACGCCTTTCGGCAGCGTGAATTTCAGCCAGACGGGAACGCAGAATGTTGGCGGCCATGATGTTCCAACCTTCACTTCCACCCAGACGCTTGATCCGAAATACCAGCAAATACTGGACAATGTTACCGGGATCGTGAACTCGCCATTTAGTTTGGGCGGACTTCCAAGCCTCAATTCCGACCTGGACAGGAACAAATATACCGACCAGCTTTTGCAGAGGACAAACCAGGATTTCGCGCGCGACGATGCGGCAAACGATGTCAAACTTGCCAACCAGGGCATAGGGGTTGGCTCCGAGGCCTATTCGGCGGACAAAACCAACCTCGCCCGCGCCCTCACAGACGCGAGAACGCAGGCATATCTGAGTAGTGGACAGGAACAATCCCGGCAATTCGGACTTAACCTTTCCGCTCGCCAGCAGGGCATTGCAGAAAACCAGACGGCGCGGCAGGAGCCGATCAATGAACTGGCTACGCTCTTGGGCTTCACGCCGGGGCTTCAGACCAGCAAGGGTGCGGTTGCGCCGACTGATATTGCCGGGATAACGCAAAATTCATTTGCTGATCAGCAGGCGAATTACCAGCAGCAGATGGCGCAGCAGAACGCATTGTGGAGCGGTCTGTTTGGCCTCGGAACGGCTGGCATTCTTAAGTCAGACCGCCGCCTGAAATCCAATATTAGGCGCGTCGGTGAACTGCCATCCGGCCTTCCGGTCTACGCCTACGAGAAGTTCGGCAGACCGGAAATCGGCGTCATGGCCCAAGATGTCGAGAAGGTCATGCCATGGGCTGTCTATGAAATGCCGGACGGCTTTAAGGCCGTGGATTACATGGAGCTCAGGTAATGTCTATCTCCTGGACAGACCTTCTCACATCATCCCAGAAGCCCGGAGTTGGGCGCGGTAATAACTCCGCGATTGCCAATCTGTTGCTTCAGCAAAGCACGGATGGTTCGCCTATCCAAAGCCCGGTCCAGGGTCTTGCGAAGCTTGCCCAGGCCTATGTTGCCAAATCCCTCATGGAGAAAGACCAGGCGCAGCAGCAGGCCGGAAATACCGCGCTTGCGAGCGCCCTTGCGCCTGAGAAGGTGGAAACGACAGGCGGCGGCCCGTCCGCGCCGCTTCCCATCGGTGGCGGTCAATCCATTGATTATGCGCCTCCCGAAATCAGCCGCGATGTCAACACGGACAAGCGGGCGCAGCTTGCAACACTCCTTAATACCGGCGCGCTTACTCCACAATCCGTGGCTCCGCAACTTATGCAATCGCTTGGAATCGGGCCGGAGCGCGCTCCGATCAAGGGCTCGCCAGGTGATGTTTTCTATGATCCGGCAACTCATGCGCCCATTCCTGGCATGTCCGTGCCTGTCAAACCGGACAAGCCGGAAGCAACGCCTGACATCCTGCAAATCGCGCAATCACTGTTCCCGAACGATCCGAAGGCGCAGCATGATTATGTGGTGAAAAACTCGCCGTCCAATATTCGTTCGATCACAAATGAAGCGCCAAAGCATAGTTGGCAGATTCTGACTGACCCGAGCAATAACACTCAGTACCGTTATGATCTGGATAGCGGTCAGGCATTGACGCTGGATGGCAAGCCTTATGCGCCGGGAGGGGCCGGCAAGATAAACAGCGGTGCGGTTCGCTCACCAGCATCTCTTGCTGCACAAAGGTATCTCCAGGAACACCCCGATGCCACGGCAGAGGATTTGACCAAGTTCGCCGCCGATTATGGCAAAACTGTAAAATCAACCTCTGCTTTCGGCACCGGCAAGCAGGGCGATCTTATTCGTTCGTTCAATGTCGGGATTTCGCATTTGAACACGCTCGGCGGACTGGTGGACGCCCTCGGCAATGGCGATATCCAGGCCTTCAACAAGCTTGGTAACGCCTATTCCCAGCAGACCGGCTCGCCTGCCCCGACGAATTTTGACGCGGCAAAAGCCATCGTGGGAGACGAGATTATCAAGGCCATCGTTGGTGGTGGTGGTGCGCTTGCTGACCGCGAAAACGCCCAGAACCAGATCAACCGCGCCAATTCCCCACAACAGCTTCGCGGCGTGATCCAGACATACAAGGGCCTTATGGCCGGCCAGCTCAAGGGCCTCGCCAAGCAATATACCGACACGACAGGCCTTAACGATTTCAATTCCAGGCTTGCGCCGGAGACGATCAAGGAACTTGAAACGGAACAGCCGGGAGGCGCCCCCGCATCTGCTGACACCGACGCCCTTTTGAAAAAATACGGAGTAACGAAATAGTGGCAACCGAAGAGCAACTCCTTGCTGGACTGAAAGCGGCGGACGCTGCGGGCAATACCGCAGATGCCCAGCATTTTGCCGATCAGATCAAGGCATTGCGTTCCGGGCCGTCACAGCAAGCAGGACCGCAACCAACCGTCATGCAGACTATCGCCGCAAGCCCCGTCGGTCGTGGGATACACGACACCATCATTGCCCCGCTTGAAGGTGTGGTTAATCTCCTGCATCCGGTGGATTTCAGCTTCGCGGAAAAACCGTATCAGAACGCTATCGCCGCCCAGCAAAATAGGCCGGGATACGGTGACGCTCTCCAGCAGGCGCAGGGCATTGCTGCAAAGCGCCCAACCGGCCTCACGGACCAGATGCTTGCCCCGTTTGCGCCCGCCATGGCTGGGGTCGCTGGGCTTGCCACGGGTGGTCTAAACGGCATGAATGCGGCGGCTGATGTGCAAGCTGCTGGACAGAAAGACTACCAGCAGGCAAATCCCATAAAATCCACGGTGGCCCAAATTACGGGCGGCTTGTTGGCGATGCCCGCTGGCGGACCCGCCGCGCTTCCTGCCGCCACAAGCGGCCCAGGCAAGGTGCTGGAGAAACTTGGCGGAAATCCTGTTCTCCCAAACAATGCCGCCGCCGTCCAGAAAATGACCATTGACCAGATCAATGCGGCGAAAGACGCAAAATATCAGATCGTGGACAATTCTCCGATGCGGGTTGCAGCGCCGGAAATTCAAAATCTTCACGCTGATCTGCAAGCCAAGCTAGCACGCCGTGGACTGAATGAAGATACAATGCCGGAATTGGCACCAAAGCTTAATGCCGCCATGAAATCCCTGAAAAAGGCTGGAACATCCGATCAGACATTGCAGGATTTGGATATTCAGCGGCGGATTGCCGGTATAGCGGCGGGGTCAATCGATAAAACGGAGCGCTCTGCTGCGCGCATCGTCCAGGATGGAATTGACGATCTGATCTCCAATCTGAAACCAAACCAATTGAGCGGTCCAGTTGACCAGGCGGCGATTGACGCCTTGCCAGAGGCACGTGACCTCGCAAGCCGCTCATTCAAAGCCCAGCAGTTGCAGGACATCATCAACAAGGCGGGAAATAACGCGACAGGCTTCAGCCAATCAGGCTATGAAAATGCCCTGAGAAACGGCTTTCGTAAGCTTTTGAATAATGACCGCGCCATCAGGAGATTTAATCCTGATGAGGTAGCGGCCATCAAACAGGTGGCCACGGGCGGAAATTCTATTTCCGCAACAAATCTCCTGCGCCAAATCGGCAAGCTATCCCCGCAGGGTGCTATACCGCTCTTAGCCGAGGGCGGGGCTGTCCTGAAATATGGGCCTGCTGCACTTGCGGCCCCTGCGGCTGGACTCGCCGGAAGAGCGGGCGCAACAGCTTTGCAGAAGGCGGCGGCGAGCCGGGCGGTCGATTTAGCATTGAGTGGAGCGCCATCAGCAGCAGCGCCTGCGGCACTATCAGCGCCAGCAATAACATCTGCCAGCCGGATACCTTATGGGGTCGCTGCATCATTGGCCAGCATCCTAGCATCACAGCCCGCCGCAGCGCAAAGCCCAGACCGGCAATCGCTGGCGGCCATCCTATCTCAACAGGGGAACAGATAATGCCATTTAGCGGAGGTACCTATACCGCCCCAAGCAGCAGTTGGAACCCTGCGGTTGATAACACGGATATATCGTCAACCGATTGGGCGGCACTGCTGGCCGATCTTTCGACGGCGCTCTCAACCACTATCTGCAAGGATGGGCAGACTATCATTGCGGCCAATATTCCGATGGCGGGTTTCAAGCTAACAGGGCTTGGAAACGCCACGGCGGCGGCGGATGCGGTTGCATATGGTCAATCCCCAGTCCTGCTTCAGACGCTCACGGCCTCAACATCAGCAGCCCTGACATTCACATCATTTTCCTCAACATTCAGCACATACGAATTTGTGTTTAGTGGGATTCTCGCCGCTACGGATAACGTCAATTTCGAGGCCCAACTATCATCTGATGGCGGATCAACATGGCTGACGGCAGCGCATTATTTTTACGGTGGAAACTACTGGAATAACAGCACCATAGCGACGGGTGGATCATTTGCCACCACCGGGGCCAATACATTGTGGTTGCTCAACCTTGCGACAGGCGCCCAGCTTTCAAACGCCAATGCGTTCAACGGAAAGATGCGGATTCAGAATATGAACTCTGCGTCTCTTGTCCAGATGTTCAGTAGCGACTTTGCTTATCTACGCAAGGAACTGGATTATTATTATGCCGGTACAGGACAGGGCGTCTATGAAACTGCAGGCGTCAAAAACGGCATCAAGTTTTTCATGTCGTCTGGAAATATTACCAGCGGCACTATCAAGGTTTATGGGATTCCTTAGGAGAACGTCATGAAAAAGATCATCACGGCACTGTTGTCCTCCGGGGCGCTAATCTTGGCGTATTCCATACCGGCTGGGGGTCAAACAAACTCCACCATATTTGCCATACCGACCGCTTCATGCGGGGCTGGAAGCCTCACGGCGAATGGGCAGCCCGTTCCAGTTACCCAGGACTTGACCGGAAATCTTTGCACAAACGCCACTGGCGGCGGTTCTAGCGGCGGCGGCTCAAGCTCCCTCACCATCAACCAGAACTTGCCCACTATTGCGACGGCAACGGCAGTTCCTGTCGGCTCAAAAGCGGGTGCGGCCTATGTACAGCCCGTGTTTGGGTCTGGAACGGGTGGTGGTGCCCAAGTTGGTTTAGCCACCGGCTTACCAATTCAGGGTGCCGGGGCCTCAGCGCAGGCCGTTGCTGTCACAGCCACATCTATGGGCGTCAATATCAACCAGTTCAACGGCGCGACAATTGGGACGGGTATTCCAGTCTTTGCTACATCCCTGGCTGTTACCAGTGGATCGACGGATGGAACATCAAAGACCGGCTTGCAGTATTCCGGTATTGCTGGCGTTGCTGAAACTTCCGCTACATCATGCACAACCGCGACGCAATGCTATGTAAGCCTTGATCCCAACAACCGCGCGCTGCGGGTGGATAATGCGCCTGTGACTGCAGGTGGCCTTTCTATCTCCAGCAACTACATCCCGGCATCTGCTGCCGCCATCGCAATCGATGCCTCTCCGGGCCAGATTTACAAGGTTGAGGCGTACAACAACAACGCCACCATCCTGTACCTGAACTTCTTCGACTCTTCATCTGGTTCAACAGTTTGCGGCACAACTGGTTCTGCCAAGTACCGCATGATGGTTCCGGCCAACTCCACTTCAGGCGCTGGCGTGATAACGCAAGATGTGTTCGGCCTACCATTCGCCACGGCCATCACGATGTGTCCCGGCATCACGTTTGGGGCTACTGGTCTGCCTACTGCCGACGAATACATTGTCAATATCTTTTACCGCTAGAAATCATGGGAAAGAAGATTCTAAAAGAACCATCTAAGCACACCCTTTATATGAGGGAGTGGCGCGCAAAAAATCCTGACAATTTGGTGTATATGCGGAAGAAAAACGCTGAGTATGCGACAGACGAAGATTTTGCGAAGGCTGCGAGAGAAAGAGCAAAAGCATGGTATGCGGCAAACAAAGATCGCGCCAGGGCTAACGTAAAAAAATACGCCAAATCAAATATTGAAAAAATCCAAGCAAGTAAGAAAGCCTGGGTCATGGCCAATATGGAAGCGCGCAGAGAATATATGCGCAACTATGTGCATTTGCGCAGAGCAAAGATAAGAGGAAATACTATCGGCCAGATAGACTTAGATGCCGTTCTCGCACGCTGCAATGGCGTCTGTGGAATATGCGGAAAGTCAATCGAAGGAAAGTATCACTTCGATCACATCATTCCAATTGCGAAGGGCGGTCCGCACATAGAAGAAAATCTACAAATGGCGCACCCGCGCTGCAATCAACTTAAAAGCGCGACTATTGGGTTTTCTCTTATTGAGACGGAGGCCGCCTAGCCATGCGCGCGATTAAAGCACTCGCAGTATTTCTGGCGTGCTTACTGTTCTGCACCCCGTCCTATGCTGGCCTTACGCTTAATTGGCATACGACAGCATCCGGAACCACATTCTCATGGGGGTCTGGAACCTCCATGTCTGTTGGCACGGAACACGCCGCTTCATCTTGCGGGACGTTTTCCAACAATGATGTCGGCACCATAGAGGTATCAAACTGGACTAACGGCGGCGGCACTCCAAGCTCCTACGTCGCACCAGCTGGCTGGACTAAGCTATTTGAAGATTTTGATACCAATGCCGGTGATACAGGTGGCGCATTCTTCTATAAGAAGCTGAGCGGGTCTGAAAGTTGTCCACTGACTGTCTCGTGGACAAATTCATCGGCGGGCGGTGGCCAGGCATGGCAAATTCAAGAATGGACATGCACCGGAAGTAACCCATCAAGTGTGGTGGATAACTCTGCGCACGCTGGTGATTTTATCGCTGCCGGCGCCGAAACGGCGCCCTCTATTGCATCGCTTACTAATTCAACCGATCAACTCATGCTGATTTATTTTGACCAAGGAAAGGGCCAGCCATATGTGCAGCCAACTGGCGCAACTGCAATCGACAATACAATTGGCACAAACCCAGGAAACCAAGGCGTTACTCAGCTTCTCACTTCTTACAAAACTCTATCCAGTAACGCCGCGACCGGCGCAATTACGGCGTCGCAATCTAGTACATTTGTGCGATATGTCGGTGCCCAAGTGGCACTGAATGTCTGCACAGGCGGTTCTAGCTCATCCTATGGCGGCTTAATGCTTGGTACGGGAGTTGGGCATTGATCCTGAAAAGGCTCCTGGTTGGCGTCTCTGCATTTGCCCTGGCAAGCTGCACAAGTCCATCTAATGCCGCGCTATTTAGCAGTAACGGAAGGGGATCATCGCCGCCGCCGGCAACATGCCCAAATCAGGGTGCCGGGTATGCTGATGGATGCCTGACAGCCACGCATACAGGGCTTATTCAGGATTCGTCGCATTTCACCAATACCGCGAATTTCAACGGCAACACGCCAGCCGCAAGGCCGCCTTGGGATGTTCCGTATGTGGATTATGCGATTGGGCAATATACCGCGACTGGCTCGCTGGCAGATCCGACTAACAACTCCAACCTCCCGCCCAGTTGTTCCTATTCGTCCAGCGATCATGTCATCAACTGCACGGGGTCAGGCTCGACCTCCATCACCATCACGGGTCTATATTTCAATAACAGCATGATCTATTTCCACAGTGGGTACTCAAGTATCACGATTGTTGGAAACAAGTTCACCAATGGCGCTGCCGTTGCATCGAACTTCTACCAGATAAGAATTGACGATCAGGCTGCATCTGTCGATGTCGAATGGAACACGATAGACGAGCTTCTGACCACGGTAACGCCATTCTCTGCAACCGTTTCCGACAATCGGACAACTGCTCATGGCGCATTGGGGTCAACTTACAAATACAATGCTGTGCAGAACATTGTCGGAAAGTTCATCATCCAAGTCGGATGCCAAAGCCCGACCATCAAGTATAACGCATATCTGGGTTTCCCAGCTCCTGCTGGTGACGGCAACCATGCAGAGGTTGGGCTTTTCTGCTTTGATGCCAGTGGCACGCTCGCGCTTTTCGATGATGAATTTAACTTCGCGTTCTTGCCCGCGACGATGGACAATACCGCAATCAATGATGGTGGTGCGACAACCGTTGATTACTTCTCCAGCGGTCAAAACACCAGCGCGACATGGACGCACACGATTGCCAGTTACAATTATTACAACACCAACCTGAACAACAATATCTCATTAGGCACTAGTCCGACAAAGGTCCAGGCTGCGTCGGCTTTCTTCTTTCAGCAGGCAACATTCACAACGGTTGATATGCAGGAAAATTGGATTTTCCCGCATGGCAACTTCTTCTGCATGACCACATCAAGCTCTCCGATTACCACGCTCAATATGACCGGCAACCGCAATATGTGGGATAATTCCACGATACCGGATTTCACGGCCTCGAACTGCGCGGGTCATAGCTGATGCACGCGCGGGTCCAATATGGCGCAATCGAATGGGATTCGCTTTCCCGTGCCATTGGCTGCATTGCGCTCATTCTCGCGCCGTTCGCCATGTTGATGGCATGGCCCAGCGCATTCAGCCCATACATGGAGGGCAAGACAGTTGTGTTTCGCGCGCTGTCCGCTATTTGGTCCACCTCCATGCTGGCGACGCTGGCTATCAAGCCTCGCATGGCTCCCAATGCTGTATGGCTCTATGGCTTCTTCGCGCTGATCCTTGGGCTTGCGGATCTGGCGCCTGTCTATAGCCGTGAGTTTTCGTTCTGGGGCGATCCGGCGCGGCAGGAAGGATTTATCGCCATCGCCTCATATCTGTCCTATTTCATGGCACTGACGCTTCTCCCCGAAGGCGAGCGCGTGTGGAAATGGATCATTGGCGGCTGGGCAATATCTGGCGTCATCATGGCACTGGCGAGCTGTATACAGCTTCTGAACGAGATCACGACATATCAGCCCGTCATCCGGGCCTATGGTCTGATCGGCAATCCTGTCCTGTTCGGGGATTTTCTGGCGCTCACGATCATCTTTACGATATGGGCCGCGCGGCGCTCAGAACTATGGCTGGCGTGGACATTAGCGGCTGGACTTCAAGGAGCCGTCCTGCTCACGACGGCAACGCGGTCTGCCATGGCCGGTCTATTGGCCGGCATGTTTTTCCTCATTCCGGGCCGCTCGAAATGGCTTGCAGCGGGGGCCGGGATCATCGGCATTCTTCTCTACAATAGCCAATGGCATAACACTCTGTCATTCGACATGGCGCACCGGGTTGATTGCGCTGGGAAGTATCTAACCTACATCGGACAGCATCCGCTCCTTGGCTGGGGTCAGGATAATCTCAAGGTGATGTGCGCGCCTGAAGTGTTCGACAGGGCACACAATTGGGCGCTTCAGGTGCTTGGGGATGGGGGCGCTTTAGCCCTCGGAGCTTATCTGGCATTTCTGGCCGGCGCGTTAAAAAGCGTTGTGTTTCAGCCTTTTGCGCTGGCGATATTCGCGGCCTATATCCTAATGGTGACAATCGAACCGGATGCAATAACGACAACTGTGCCAATGCTCACGGCCTTGGGGTGGGCGAACCGGAAATATAGGGCAGCTTACTGATGACATGGGCGTTTGACGTTGCAGCTAGAACCCTTTGCCAAGAGGCCCGTGGCGAGCCCATAGAGGGCCAGACAGCGGTGGCATGGGTGATAAAGAACAGGCTGGCAGATGGCCGCTGGGGTCATTCCTTAGCCTCTGTATGTCTTTGGCGCGGGCAGTTCTCGGGCTGGTATGTCCCCAGCGATCCAAACTTCGCCTATGCCTGTTCATTGGCTGATACTGACGCCACCCTGAGCCATATGCAGAGCTTACTGCAAACCGTTCTGGATAGCGATGATGACCCAACAAACGGGGCGACACATTATTTCAATCCGGTTATAGTTAAAGCTCCTGCATGGGTTGAAGACGCCACGCCATGCGGGAAGTTCGGGCGGCAATCTTTTTACAAGGGGGTTAACTGACATGGCGGCAATTCCTCCGTGGATCACTGATTACGGCGCTGTAAGTTTTGCCGCCTTGTTTGGTAGCTTGGCCAATGGATCGCGCTGGAAAAACGAGGCCGGGGCCTTTGACCGTGCGCGGATTGTCACGGAAACAGCCACCGCCGCAGCCCTATCAATTGGCATCATGGCGGCTGGAGAATATAGTCACGGTCTACTGGATTTGAAAATATTAGCCGGTTTGGGCGTTGTAGCTGGGTGGCTTGGTCCCAAGCCTGTCGCGGATTATGCCTTGCGGAAATTCGGATTTGTGAAACCGGAGGATAAACAACCATGATGATGTTTGATGCGCCGCGTGTACGTGCTGGCGGATATGTAATTGCTGCGTTTTTTGTTGGTCTTGCCATTGGAAACTATGATGTCACCAGCAAATCTGTGGATCATGTGGCGGCTCAATATGGCGAAGCAAAAGTGCAGGTAAAGAATCTGCAACAGGTCCAAGCCAAAGTGGTTCCTGCCCTAAAGGCTGAAGCTGACTGTGAACATTGGCGCGCGGAGGTTAACGAGGCTTTAGCGCTTCAGAAAACCGAGGTTAAACCTCAAGACCTACCCGCCGATTGCCCCCACCCTGAGGCCACGAAATAATGTGGGCCAGCATCCTCTCAGCCTTTAGAGACTCGCTGCTGAAGGGGCTGTTTAGCCTCATTTCCCAAGAGCTTGAGCGCCGGAATCTCATTGCACAGGGCCGCGCGGCGCAATATGCTGCGGACCTCCAAGCCAGTGTGGATCAAGCCAGAGATGCAGCGGTTATCAGGGAACAGGTGGCGGCTATGCCTATCTCTGATGTTGACAATCAGCTTGAGCGCTTGCGCCACCCCTCCACCGCCAATCCCAAGTAGCTGTTCATGGTTGACGCTGATTGTCCCCGATGAAGGCTTCCAGAATCGCTGGACCGACAGGGAAAAGCGGGACATTCTAAGCCTAGATAACCAAATCACCAAGTTTTGCAGAACCCCGAACCCATAGGAGACACAATTGAGCTTCTTTTCCTCCCTCTCAGCCGCCATATCTGCCGGCATCAAAGCCCTTGGCGACGGTCTTGCCAATCTAGCCGCCCATATCAAGCCACTGGTTATCGCCACGGGCGAAGAATTGGGTCAGGCTGCTCTTGCCGCCGTCCTACAGCACGCCCCATTGGTCATGACAGGCCAGGAGAAGCTCGACAGCGCCATTGCCACGGTCAAGACTGGCTTGGCGGCACAGGGTAAATCAGCCGCCCTGACGGTCATTCAATCGGCTATACAGGAAGCATACGATGAGCTTTCCAGGGCCATCCACCCGCCTCAGTAGCCGTCCCCTTTCTATCGGCCAAAGCCGAGGTTGTTTCGCTTCTTGCCGCCTTCACCGTCTGAGGAAAGGCGTTCTGTCCGCATGGCGTCTAGCCGCGTGAAAACTTCCGCCTCGGGCTGCTCAAAACACCGTATGGCGACAATGACTTCTCGAAGGTGGGCCACGCTGTAACCATCAGTCTTGTCCACCCACCGCTTGAGCGTAACTTCGTCAATGTCCGGGTCTTTGGCTTTGAGGTATGACCGGCGGGCATCATCACCCGGCATGTCGATCAGCATGATCGTATCGAAGCGCGAAGGCCGATCCACAAACCGCTTATCCAACTTCTCCGGGTAATTGGTGGTGGCGACATGCACCACTTCATTAGTCTGTGTTTCGCCGTCCAGCATAGCGAGAAACTCATGCTCGCCATGACGTTCGATCAGCGCATCAATATCCTCATAGACGCAGATCAGTGGGCGCGTCGGCTCAATGCGCCGTATCAGCCCGAGGCAAAGAGCGGATAGACCAGGATGCTCGATGAATAGAACAATCCCGTCTTGGTCTTTCACCAAGGATTGCGTCATCTGCCAGATTGCGGAAGTTTTGCCGGAACCCGGCGGCCCCCACAGCAACATACCGCGTTTGAAGGTAAAGCCGTGCTTGCGGAAATTGTCCCGTAGCGTCCAGAATGTCTTGAACTCTGCCAAGAGCGCCTCGCTGGCGCTATCGGGAAGGTGAAGTAGGCTGTCAATCTCAATCGGCATCTTTTCTAGGTACGGCCCACGATTACTATCGCGGCCCCGATAAGCGCCAGCTGGGAGTTTCTCGACAACTTCCGTAACCGGGAAAAAACCATCACCAGATTGCGCCCAGCACCGCGCCGCCGCCGCTATAGACACCCAATCGCTATTGCCCCCCACAGTGGCTTGGGGCGCTTCTCCGCCATAGTTGCGCGGAGTCCGCGTGGCGGTTCCAACGCGCTCTGCAAATGCCTCAAGTCCTTTGCTCATGCCGTCCCCTTTTCAGCGGTATTGCTGTTTTTCGATTGCGCAGTATTCGGAAGAAGCAGGCAGTGGGTTTCGATCAAACAACCGATCAACTACAGCACCGAAAAACATTGGTGCCCACAACACTGTGATGCCGATAAAGCCCGCATCGCCAGGCGTGACCTTGCACCGTGTGTAGGTGTCCAGCCAATTTCCGAACGCGAAGGAGCTTCCCAGCGACAGATATAGAAACAGCCATCCAATTTTCATCCGCCGTCCCTCTAGAGTTGATGCCGGACCGCGACCATGCGGCCTTGTCCGTCCAGCCCTGACGCTCCTGTTTCATCCGCAAAGGCTAATAGCGTCAGCATTTTTCGTCCCCTTACGCCGGTTGTTTCTTGGCGGCCGCATCTTTAGCCATTTCGCAAGTGATGCCGCCGTTATGCGTGTGATAGCAGTGCTGGGTACGCCACTTCGGATCACCAAGTTTGCGATCCTCGAACCTGACACGCTCGAAATGGCCCGCACCAGCGGGGACATGAAGTCCGCATCGGTAGCAAGTGCCAGCATATTGGTTGCGTGCCATCGGTCCGCCTTATGTGAGGTTGGAATTGATGGGGGAGCCAGCTACCGGGAGAGTTCCGGTCGTCGCTGGCTCCGCCCTTGCGTTCCCCGTCTCTCCCGAGTTTTCCATCGGCGGGTGCGGCAACTGTTTCGCCAAAGCATCGGCCAGGACGGCCTTCAATTCTGGCGGTGTCGTGTCCTGCGGGGTGACGCATCCCGGATCGCAGTCAGAATAATCGTCATCGTCGCTGTCGAAATCTTCGTCATCGGACCAGCACTCCGGGCAAGCGCAATGATCGCAGCCGCAGCCCTCGAAGGCATCGTAGGCACAACAGAGAAATCCGCAGGCGTTACACATCGACCGTCCCTCAGAAATCTATTGATGGAATAGGTTTTTGCTGGTCATGAAGATATTTAGCTCTATCTAACCAATGTTGGCATTGATCGAGTGATCCGCCTTTCTTCATAGATTCAGCAATCCGCTCTCCGTACCAGCCGATGGTTTGCATAATCTCCGCGTTGTGTTCGTAATTGTTGAACTCCATTGCTGTCCCCTATTCCGCCGCCAGAGCGGCATCAATTTCGTGGAGGATGTTCGCGGCCGGTATGGCGTCAGGCCAATGATTGCGACGAACCATGTCTATGTATTCGCGCGCGTCATTCAGCGTTGCCTTCAGCCGGTCAATTTTGGCATTCAGCTTTTTATTCTTTCTCGGCTTCGGCATGGCGTCCCCTTTACCTTTCGTCTTTGATGCGTGGATTGATGATTGCGTCCATGCGGTTCATGTGACGCTCGTAGCCGCACTTCCTACATCTGACGACGCAGTTTTCTCCTGCGGCCCAGATGACCCGCCAAGATTTTTGATGAAATAGCCAGCACCACATTTTCAACGTCCCCTTTCAGGCCTTCCAGCGCATGACAAGCGCTCTTAAATTTAAGCCGGTTTCTATGTCGAGTTTTGAAGCTACCTCCAATGCCCACGCTCGACCGCGCCGCAAGAATATTCCGCGTAGGTCAACAATGGCTGTCAGGCACCGGTCGCAATACAAACCATCTTCTCGTCCTTCGGCGGTCGCTGAAGTTATCGGCACACCGCATTCAGCACAGGGATTTGCGCTATCCGGGAATTTGAGTATCGCGTTCATCGACCGTCCCTCTAGAGTTGATGCCGGACCGCGACCATGCGGCCTTGTCCGTCCAGCCCTGACGCTCCTGTTTCATCCGCAAAGGCTAATAGCGTCAGCATTTTTCGTCCCCCTATTGTGCCGCGATATAGGCGTGTTCGGTTATCCGCATGGCTGGGCCGTGTCCTGTGACAAGATGGCGAAACGGCCACTCCGCATCGAACAAAACCTCAAGCAATGCATCGGCATCCTGCTTTCGGGAAAATTGCAGCGCATTGTCAATCTTGTCCGTCCATTTGAAGCTTGAGTGGTGACCAATGCGCGGCGCCCCCATGTAGTGGGGTGGTTGCCATGGCGCCTCGATTACCCAGAATGTTTTGTCGGTCATAGTTTTGGTCCCTCTAGAACTTATAGTTTCTGCGAAGTGTTGATTCCGGTATTCCGAGAATGAAAGATTTCTCATCCCAGGTTAGGCGGCTGGCGCACACGCGCTCCACGATCTCGTCAGACACGGCAGCGTTGCGCCGCGCCTTCTCGGTCACACCCTTGCGATAGCCGCCTATGCGGCCACGCTTGCGCGCCGTGCGCGGATCACATGCGCCATTCTTCGATGACAGGATCTTGAGCGCGCGGTGTTCGAGTTCGTGCGGGTTGGTTTCGCCCGTCACGACATCGCAGAGACCAATCTTGCCAGTGTGAAGCGCTTTGGTGACGCCGAAGATATCCTGCCGCGCCTGGCCGAATATCGTCAGATCGTCAGCGACCTTGAGAACACCTGGCCGGCCACGGAATGAACGTAGGCACCAATCCATATTTTCAGCGCCACGACCGCGCATATAGATGGATTTCGGCTCAACACCATTCGCCATCAAGCGGCTTCACCCTCGCGATTTACACAAAAACCGCGCGTCACTGGCAGGTTGATTTGGGGTGGCGTGGGAGAGCTATTGACGCTCCGTCTCCCACCCCCCTGCTTTCTGTAATCTGCGCGGGTCATGGGGAGGTTCGCCTTGAGAATGGCCGCGACGGTATCTTGCGCCCGGATGACTTCATGGGATTGCGGGATGGTTTTGGATTGGTGAGCCTGCGGGCCTTGGCTATAGCGTGCTTGTCCGAGCCATAGCTTGTTGCCGGCGTGCCGTTAGTCTGCCGCGCATGGGCTTTGGAAAGGCTGTAGGCCGCGTTTGTCGGATCATCCTTGCCGCCTAGAGCTAACGGAATCGGGTGTTCCCGCTCAAGCGTTTTGACGGTTTCCAGGGTGATAAGCTCCTTGGTCCGAAAGCAGCGGATTGTGTTGCCCGTGCGGATCAGGGTTTCTATTACTTGGCGTTCTGTGAAGCGCTTACGGCTCATGCCGCTACCTCGTGATCCCAAGGCAGTTTGATATTCTGCCGCGCGCAAAAAGCCTCCATGAGCGCCATAAGCTCGCTGAATTCGGTCTTGGATAGCTTGGAGGTGGATCGGCCTATCGGGATCATGCCGCCATCCTCGAATGGCATCCACTTTTCGCCCCGGTAGGCGTGCATAAAATAATCTTTCCATTCCTCTTGCGTGTAGCGCTGGCCATGCCAGTTGAGCTTGGAGACAAGCTCTAATATTTTCCACATCCGGCTGTTCTGGTCAGTCGAGCGCGCCTTGTCCCGAAATTCAAGGCGCATTCCGGCCGGGGCGGCAGCAACGTACTTTCGCGCCCGCTCCCGGTCTGTCTCATTCCAGAGTGTCAGGGCATACCGGCTCATGCGTAGGACGCCTTGAGCGTGGTCACGGTCTGGTCAACTTCTGCAAGGAATATCTGAATTTCGTTTGTCAGGATTGCGAGTAAGGTATCGTCCCGCATAACCCGCTTAGTGAATAGGCGCATAGACTCGGGCATCCGGGGATCGTAGGAAACCCAATCGCACCAATCCCGGCCAGTACAGGCCATTTGCCACTGCATCTGGTAATTATATTTCCCCGGCACCACTCCGCCCAAAAGCGTTTCAATGTGCGTTGCGGTATTTGGGCATTTTATTTCCACAAGCCCATCATCGCCCACTAGACCGTCAGGGGAGGCCCCAGACTGGCTTATCGTTGGATGGGGTACAAATCCTACCTCAGCAACGGAAAGGCCACTGTAGAACTCGTATGCGGCTCTAGCCTGAGGCTCAGTTTCAGTGCCCCATTTCATTGCGGCATTTGAGAAAGTTTCTGCCGGCGTGCCTGTCAGGCGCTCAGCCACCAGTTGGGCGGCATAATTGGCGCGGGAAGCCCCCCAGCCGCTCTTTGTCTGGGCCATGAGGTCGCCAATGCGGGAGGCCGTGACCTTTCCACAGCGCTCGGCAAACCATTCTTCGGAGCCCTGTTCGATCATTTTGCCTTAGCCTTCTGGCTACGGGTGTTGATGACTTCGATTGCGCGGGTATATGCAGAGGCAGGAAGCTCCAAGATGCTCGGAACGCCCATGTATTTGCAGAAGCTGGGAACATCGGCATTATCACGCGTCAACATCCCAAGCAGGGTTTCCGCCTGTTCCTCTGAAACGGCGTTGATCTTTCCGCCTTCGGCGCCGTCATCATCTTCACCCTTAGTGCGAATATTGAGCAGAAGAGTTGCGGTGTACCGCTTCCCATAGCTGGTGCTGGACCCGACAGCCTGGACGGCATTTTTGCTGCCCGTGCTGTCATGTGGAAGGGTCATCGTGGTTTCTTCGCTATGGCCCTGCTCATGGCTCAGAACGCCAGTGACAGTGATGCGGTTGTCCTGGGTGACGCCAGAGCGGAATGTGAGCGCAAACCCATGTTCGTTAAGGAGCGGGGTGATTTGCGCGTCGATATCTTCCCACTTGGCGAATGAGGTTGACTGCTGAATTTCCCCATCACGATTGCCGCTGGCGGTCTTGGCGCGAACCTCAATCCGGCCCTTGCGGTCGATTACCGGAAGCTTTGGCTTAAGCGCCACCAACGCCCGAATGTAAGCCGCCTTGGCGTCATCGGCCCGGACTTCACGCGCCATGGTCATAAGCCGTTCCAGCTTGCCGACATCCGTGTTAGGGTCTTGGGAGGCACGCGCGATGATGTCCATAAGCGTCGGCGCAGCGGGCTCTGTCGGCAGATGGTCCGTGGCCTTGGTCATGTGGTTCATTGAAAACTCCCAATAATGATTAACGCGCCAGCCGCCATCCCCGCCAAAGCTAAAGCTATATAGATGGATAGACGGGCTTGGATTTGCGGGGCGTGATGCTGGCGACATGAAGCCAAGGACCGTCGAGTTCGTAGCGGGTCATGCTAATTCTCCGGCGTGAGAATGTGAGTGCTGATGTCTTTGCGAAGATCACTGACAATCTTGCCGAGCGTTTCCCATTCTTCCGGCGAGAATGACAATGCAGAAAGATTTATCAAGTCCATGTTGCGCGCCGTTTGCAGGATTGAGATTTGGTATTGATCCTCACCGGCTTTAGTCATGCCGCGCATTACAGTCACCCGGAAGTCCTTGTGCTTTTCTTCGGCTGAAACGCTATTCATCTCTATCTCCCGCCTGACAGCCATAAGGGTTTGTGGGTCATGGAATTTGAAGCCCCATCTTGCGCAGAACGTTGTCGATTGACTGCTCAGCATCATAAACCCGCTGCGGTGGGCGAAGGCGCTTTGATACAGGCCGCGCGAATGGGAAGCTGTCGGATTGATCCCAGTCCAGATAGTCGGGGGGATTGTGGAGGTCGTTCATTTATTTAATCCCCGAACCGATTGGCTCTTGTGATTGAAAGCGCTCGACCAGTGTGCGATATTCGGTCTGGATGTGTGGCAGTATGACGGGCCGGATAAATGCCGCGTCTTTGTCGCAGCCCATTTGTAACAGGGTACCGGCGACCCCATACCTTGATGTAGTCTCGGGCCAACATTTCGGTACCGCATTCAATATGGCTTGCCTGACCAAAAATTCCCTGCTCGGCATTGTCATGTCTTGCCTCATGAGCGGCCCAGTCCGGCTGGGTATGGGGTAGACCGGACTGGGTTTGCACAAACCGCTCAAACGCAGCGGCAAACACAACGTAAGACGGCGCTTGACAAAGGTCAAGGGCTATTTTAGGTTTCTTGCATGAAAAAGATGGTCAACTTCCGCGCGCCAGATGACATGTTGAAAAGGCTCAAGAAAATCACGGATAAGCGCCGTGATCCTTTAGCCCCTAGCATCACACAGGTTTTATTGCGCGGTCTTGAACTATCATTGCGCGAGGTAGAACGGAAATGATGCCACAAGAGCCGGGAAAATATTGGGCGCGAGATGTATCCATAGACATGCTTGGAAACAGGCTGCTTTCTTTGCCATATAAAGTTAATGTGGTTGCCGACATTCCAAACCCTCGCGGCCATAAATTATTGGTCGAGACAGGGCTTAATGCACCAAAATTTCGTGGGCTCGGGTGCTATGAATTTGGTGCGCCAAGTGTCTCTGAGATTGAGATGCTTCAATCTTTCGCTAATCAATTTGCAACATGACCCGCTACGACACATGTCCGACCTGTAACAGGCGCTATCGCAGCGAGAAGGCGCGGCAAGCTGCTGAGAACTACAAGCGCATCCATGACGATTTGCGCGCCACATGCGCGCCGCTCATTACATATTCCCATTCCGACATATCGCGCACGGACAGACATCGCCTATCGAGCCAGGAATTTCGCAGGACAGGTGGGGTATGAGCGGACGCGAGCGGGGCTGGACGGATGAGCGGGTAGAAACCCTCAAAACCATGTGGGCCGCTGGCAACTCATGTTCTGTCATTGCTGCTGCACTTGGTGACATTTCACGGAATGGGTGCATAGGGAAAATCCACCGTCTTGGCCTACCTGTTCCAGATGCGAAGCGGCGAGCGTTTCTATCACGGCCTCCAAAGCCGTCCATTCCGCGCCCACTTCCTCCGCCGGCACCGCCCCCGCCAGACGCACCCCCATCACTGGATCTGACCATCGAAGCCCTTAGCGATAAGACATGCCGGCACCCTTACGGAACGCAGGCGCCATACAGATTTTGTGGTGTTTCGACAGAGAGAGGCTCGCCCTACTGCCCATTCCACAAAGCCCAGAACATGCCATTAGGCAAGCCGCTGATAAAGGCGCGGAAATGAGCGACACGATCATTGATTTGACTGACCCCGCAATCCAAGCTTGGCAGAGAAACAATATACAACTTTCTCTTGCCGGCTGGGCGCTTATCACGGAATTTACGGAAGATGGCTGTAAATTCTACGCGGAATTGAATGGTGAAAGAATTGATAACACGCCGCCTAAGTGCGGTCCATGACGCTCGGCGGCAACACTCCAAAGCCCACTGTCCGCCCCGCCTGGGTTTGGGATCGTGAGCTTATGCTCTGGTGCCACTGGGCCATCGTTTATGACCAGGACGGGAATCGCATCTACCTGCCATTTATCTACCACTATAGCGAAATTGATTTCTCCCAATGAACCACAAATACCGAGGTGCGCCCCTTATCGGCTGGTCTCCCAAAGAGATCGTGTGGCTCCAGGCCGCGCTAACCCTCCCGGCCTATGACTTTCTCCTAGCCTGTGAGGATATCGCCGGCATGAACGGCAGGACGGTCTCAGCCATACGGGCCAAGGCGCGGGCTCTGAGGCAGGCTACAGCGCCATACAAACCGGTCTGCACCAAGTACCCGCCAGCTCCAAAAGGGACGCCAGCGGTGTTTGTAGAGCCTCCAGAGGCTATTCCAGCCATCCGCCAGCTTACCAAAGCTGAATTGATGGTTGGGAGGGCGCGCTAAACGCCCATCCTGTGAATTAGTTCCTAAAGTTCCTTGACGATGTGAGCAATTTAGCTCACCCTGTGCGCACCGGAGTTGCTGCCGGTGGCATAGGGGTCTGGCTGGGTTCGGTTAACACCCGTTCCCGGCCCAGCCGACTTCCCTATTTTGAACGGGTACACTCATGTCAGCTTGGATGCCCTTATATTGGGGCGATTATTTTAAGAAAACACAGCACTTTTCCACATTCCAACATGGTTGCTATCTTTTGATGATAGCCGCCTATTGGGAGCGCGGCGGCCCACTCCCAAACAACCCTCAAGAACTTGCCAGAATTTGCAGAACTTCTAGCGATAAGCTTGCAAGGTGGGGAAATCCCGTCATTGCAATGTTCTCTTGCAAGGATAACTTGCTTTACCACCAACGTATTGATTCTGAACTAAGTAAGGCATGCTTACGCAGTGCTAAGGGCATTGCCGGTAGCAATGCTCGATGGCATCCCCAAGCAATGCTACCCACAACCACATCCATAAAGGAAGAAGATAATATTCTTTCTTTTAATGGGAAAGTGCCGGGAAAAAGTAATGGTAACGGCCATGTCACCATCAAAGACCCTAAAGACCGGCTTGATCGGTTCCAAAAATGGCTCGCAGAGGCCATAGGAGGCCCGCAGGGCTGGGTTTTAGTGGATGAGGCTGCCGACCCTGCCAAACCCAACCATCTGGCTTCCCTTGCCTTCTGTAAGGCTGAGGCGAAGCGGCTGGGTAAGGGCTGGCCGAATCAGTGGCCGGCGCGCTGAAAATAATTTGCGCCACACGCTTGACGTAGGCCACATATCAAGGCAACATAGTAGCAGTTTTAAGGTGCTATGTGGACACAAATGGGCCAGTTTCAGACCAGCCGCAATATGCAAAAAACTGGCGATAGTATACTTAGCGTAGGAACCTGTTTAGAATCAATCTAGACAGGCCGCCGCTAAGACCAGCGGGATGGCTCCCGATATACGATCCGCCAATTTTACAAGGGAGCCGTCCCGTTAGGACTGCCCTATGGGTGGATTCAGGCTTACGGCGTTTGTTTCCGAAACTGAGAGGCAAGCCCTGCAAGAAACTCCGCGATCTCGCGGGCTTCGCCAGCGCGCCTCTCAATTTCTCCGATCTCTTGCGTCTGGCGCGAGCGGCGAAATTCCCCACGCGCCGAAAACCGAACAGACATTGGATGCCCCGCATCATCCTTGATCCACGCCGCGCTCTCCATAAAGGATTGCGTGCGCGCCACGTTCATAGACAACGCCCAGCATGTCGCTCACCTGGGTCAACCTGCCGGAAAACAATCTGTCCTCATCAATCGGGCTTGAGGGGTTGAACAGCCGCTGTGTACTCGCGCTTGCGATCCCCCATGCCTGATCGTCCCAAACATCTCGACTTGGTAAATCGCTGAAGAGGTCCAACGTGGTCATGCCGCGCCTCACTTTGTATAAGCAGGAATGCTTTTCGTATAATTAGCAGAACAGTTCGTATATTTGGAGTCTCATTTGGTAGATTTATGTGTTGACACTCAAGCATTTTGTCCATAACGTCAATATATGAACCGGCTGCCTTTCGAAAAACGTAGACAAATCATCCACTTAATGGTGGAGGGCAATTCCATCCGGGGTATCGCACGGCTTGTGGACATCTCCCCGGTGACAGTCCTGCGGTATCTGGAAAAGGCTGGCGCGGCCTGCATGGCTCATCACGACAACGCCGTGGTGGGCGTGAAGGCCAGCCGCATCGAATGCGATGAAATCTGGTCTTTCAACTACTGCAAGAAGGCCAACCTGGCCCATGCCAAGGCCGCTCCCGCTGATGCTGGCGACGCTTGGACGTGGACGGCCATAGACGCCGATAGCAAGCTGATCGTGTCCTACCTGATCGGCGGGCGCGACGCGGAAGCCGCCAAGGATTTCATGTTTGACGTAGCGGATAGGCTTGCCACTCGCGTCCAGCTAACCACAGACGGGCATGGGGCCTATCTGCAAGCCGTGGCGGGCGCTTTCGGCTTTGATGTGGACTATGCCCAACTGGTGAAGCATTACGGCGAGAGCGGCAACAGCGCCGGTAAACTTGTATGCGGGCGCGCCATCGGTATGCAGGGTTGAAGCGGGGTCCACATTGGCGCGGATCGCGGCAACAATCTCATGCTTGGTATTGCCGCCCAGCTTGAAGGAACGGATTTGGCCGCCGCGCTCGACCAGGCTCAGGACGGTGCGCTTGTGACCATAGCCGCCCGAACCAGCATGCTTGCGGCCCTTGGGGCCATCTTTCTTGCCGATATAGGCTTCGTCAGCTTCAACCACGAAACCGTCACCACCAAGGGGCGGCTCAGAGCCAGCAACGGGGGCCATAGCCTCGCGGATACGATGGGCGAGAAACCAAGCCGACTTATAGGAGACGCCCAACATGCGGCTCAGTTGGTGGCTGGAAATGCCTTTCTTTGAGGAATTAAGCAGGTGGTTCGCATAGAGCCAGATATTCAGGGGGATATGGCTGCGCTCCATAACGGTGCCCACGGTCACGCTAAAGGGCTTCTGGCAGGCGTTGCACCAGTAGACGCCGGGGCGGGTAGATTTGCCCTTGAGGGCCGTGGAGTCGTCCAGAACGCCACAATGGGGGCAATTGCGGCCATCCTGCCAAAGCAGGGCCTCCAAATGCTTGCGGGCGGCCTCGGGATTGGTGAAGCGGGTGGGGATTTTGGCGACCATGGCTGGTTTTCCTTATTACCCAGCAAATCTAGGCCGAATCGGCTCCTACGTCAAGTATACTATCGCCAAATATTTGGTGCGGATTTTAGATATGGCAGGCAACGAGCTTTATTGTGACGACGCTTGGAAGGTTAAGGAGAGGAAGCTATGACGGTGGGCTTGGGTAGGATGGCAGGAGCGGGCCAAGAAAAAGGACAAGCCATGAGCATTACAGACGCGGAACTGCACGACATATACGCGAAAGAGTTTATGAAGCTTTTTGACCCGCCTTACGAGGTGAATTACGGAGTTGTCGCATTAGCGGCCATGCGCGAAGTCGAGCGCCGCGCCTCCACACATCCCAGCAATGGGGAGATACGGGAAGATCGTGTGGCGGGGGCAATACAGGCGGCGCTTTCTCAAGTCGGTATTGATCGCTCACAAATGACGGATGATGAGCGATTGCATGTTGCCCGCGTTGCCATTCAATCGGTTTCCGCCCAATCCCCCGCCCCCAGCAATGGGGTGGTGACGATCACGGATGAAAGGGTAGAGGCGTGCAGTCGCGTTTATGAGCCTATATTTTGGAAAGTGGTTGACGCTCACCCTGGAATTACAAGCGACCAGCTAAAAACGATGTTCCTCGACAAGGCCCGCGCAGCCCTCCAAGCGGCCCTCTCCCCAGAGCAAAAGACATGAGTGAGTGGAAACCTTTTGATTTAGCCCCCAAGGACGGATCGGTTATAATCGCTTATGCGCCAAAAGGCTGGCACAGCGGTGGCGGAGGACTAATTTACTGCCTTTTGATGTGGTCGCAACTATACGGCGCGTGGGATGTGGGACCAAAGTGGCAGCAGCCATCAGATGGCGCGACATTTACACACTGGATGCCATTACCAGACCCACCCAGCCAATCCGAAGCACCAAACATATCCGCAGCCCTTAAACAGGCTCATGCAAATCGCGAGAGATGGAGGGGGTTAGAATGAAGGCTCTGATTTTGGCTGCTAGTGTCGCAATCCCGATGGGAGTTACCTCATCTGGTGAATATACGATTGTGAAGCCGAGTATTCTTACCCAAGTAAAAATAACTGGCTTTCATTGTGAAGCGCGCGAAAAAAAGACAATGTATCTAAAGATTTATGGTGATGGCGTCTTGGTTTATACTGGACGAATCACACCGTTTGAGACCGCGATGGGTGCCAATTTTCCCGCTCCGCTTCTCATTAGAAACCCACGCTTTCACCAAGACAAAGGGCTGGATTGCGACATCAGCGTAAAGCTCCAAGACCTTCCCCAGCAGTGAAACAAAACCGCGCCCAAGACGGTCTAGGCTGTGGCGGTATTATCGTCTTGCTCATAGCTCTTTGGGTGACGGTGATTTATATGGCGACTTATCTGTTGAAACAATGAGCTATGTTATTGGAACGATTGTGGTTATGGTGCTCATCATCGCGCTTTACGCCAGCAGGCCATGACGCTACACTTCCGGCATGACGATAAAGCAGATATTGCTGGCGTCCGCTGCTATCTGGCTTGTGATTGTTGATGTTTTCCTGGCTATTTTCCGGTGGGCGCCGAGGTTTCTATAACAAGGGCATTTCGTGACCGGCTTTGCCAACCTAGCCCAGCGCACCTATTCCTGGCCCCTCACGGCCATCATTTCCACAACCGACGCTACCGCCACCACCATCTTCTCCGTGGTTATCCCCCCAACCACCACGGTATTCATTACCGCTGACGTAGCCGCCAGGCGGACAGGCGGATCATCCGGCACAGCCGAAGATGGTGCGGCCTACAAAATATATGGCGCTTTCAAGAATGTTTCTGGTTCTGCCACGCTCATCGGCCAGGGCACAACATTCGTGGCAGAGGATCAGGTGGCATGGGGAATTTCCTTTTCCGTCACCGCAGACACAGCTATCCTTCAAGTCACTGGCGCGGCAAACAATAACATAAACTGGACAGCGACTTATCAATCCGGCACGAGGGCTTCCTGATGCCAGCCACACGCCGTTCCATGATTACCTCGAATTGCAGCCGGCAGGACATCACACTTGCCCCGCTGATAACCACCAATGCCACGCCGACGGATATGTATACCTCGACCACCTCGGTTCCACCCAGCAATACCATCTATCTTGAGGCCGTGATTACCGTCTCGAACAGCACCTACAGCCAATGCTCGAACATTTTTGTCAGCGCTTCTGCCTGCCGCGCATCCAGTGGAAATATAAGGCTTATTGACACGAATTTCCTGAGGGCAGTTGGAGAAATCAAGGCTGTTGACGCTAGTGCCGTCTGGCGCGTCGATACCGCCACGCAAAAGTTCTTTCTCACGGTCACAGGCAAGGCCGGCACCACCTATAACTGGACCGGCTATCTGACAACCTATAGGGCTTTCTAATGCCGGTCACATTCTCCTCGAATTTCGTGACGCTTCCGGGCCAATACCTGACCACGGCATCAGCCTCGACGGACGATTATTTCGTGGCCTCTTCAGCGCTTATCGTAACCGCCACAAACGACATGGACGCGATAACGGGCCTGGCCGCAGACCTACCCCCAGATGGCTCATTCCCGTCAGACGGCACGCTGCTGTTTGTCATCAACGCATCTCCGGTAAATACCGTAATCATTCCAAGCAATAGCGCCTCATCAACGGTAGGCAACAGATTCCAACTCGCCCCCTTCACAACCCTGACGCTGGCTCCAAACCACGCCCAACTGTTTTTCCTTGTGCCGGACGGCCCCGCGCCAGGCTGGTACCCCTATATCCCAGGGGTATTGTCATGACGCGCTTGTTTCACGCCAACCACAGTGTTAATTAGGCGGCATGGCGGCACCGAGGCCATTCTTCGTATACGAACTGATCGATCCGAGAGATTCCAAGCCTTTTTATGTTGGAAAGGGTAGCGGAAAGCGGATTTCAGATCATTTCCGTGAAGCCGCCAGTGGGAAAAATAGTCATAAATGCAACAAGATGCGATCAATCCAAGCCATCGGACTTGAGATTCAGACAAGGATTGTTAAGGAATTTCGCACTGAAGACGCGGCCTATCGGTTCGAGGCGCGCCACATCAAAGCAATAGGCATGGACAACCTGACAAATCTTGCACCAGGCGGGCGTGGCCCAGGCGGCAGGGCAGCAGACCCAGACCTATCAGACATCGACATTTTCGTTCTAGCCGTGAAGAAAACAGCCGGCTTTACACGCCTTCCCATCCTCATGTTCGGGGGCGAGCGCATAGAAATTGGTAAGGCTTTATTCGACATCGGCTATAATCTCTATTACAAACTCGTGAAATCACGCGGAGAACAATGGGTTAGAGAAAAACTGGCCCGCAAAAATGTCACCGTAGAATATATTGAACATCAGGCCGTTAACAATGCCGTTTGAGCCGGGTAAATCAGGCAACCCTGGCGGTCGGCCCAAAGGCAAGGATGAGGTCAAGGCCTTAGCGCGTGCGCATGGCGCGGAAGCTATTGATAAGCTTGCCGCTTGGATGAGATCAGATAACCCCGCCGCTTCCGTTAAAGCGTCTGAGATTTTACTTGAACGTGGGTGGGGTAAGGCGGAACAGACGATTACTGGCGATATCGACCATCACCACTACATCTCACGTATTCCAAGCCCTTCTGCTGATATTTCCACTTGGCGCGATCAGCAACAGGCTGTTTTGCTGCCGGGGCCTAAGCCTGAGTAGGGCCTACTTGTAGAACCTACTCCGGCCATGGTAGGTGCTACGCATGAAACCGCCCATCGAATACCGCCAACCTCGTCCTGCCTCGTCTAGCGGTAGGACGGCTGAATTTGGATCAGCAAAGCCGGGTTCGAATCCTGGGACGGGAACCAAGCTTGTTGAGGAATATTTGCGCGCACAAGCCGGGACCGTTTTCCCAAATGCTTTAGCTGACATAGCTATTTTGAAACATAAGCGTGCTGTCAAAGCCGCCCAGATGCGCCGCTACCGTGCAAACAAGAAGGCTGGGAAATGAGCGATAACCACGCGCAAATCATGGCATTACTGGACAAGCGCATGAAAGAGGCAGAGCAAAAGATTACGTACAGCCCACAATTTCAGCGAATGAAGGCCCATTTAGAGCACACTTTCATGGCCCACGGTTCCGCTGAAGTCTGCCGCTGTCCCGAATGGGAAGACGCTTGGAAGCCATTTTTAAACGACTTAGATGCCCCCTGATCCCATAGTCATCTGGGAAGCCCAGCCTAGGCAATCTGCATTCATTTCATGCCCGGCTGATGATGTTGGGTTTGGTGGGGCCCGTGGTGGGGGCAAGTCCGATGCCGTCATGGGTGATTGGCTATCTCATGAGGATCTGTACGGGCAGCACGCCATCGGTATGGCATTCCGCCGCGAGCGCACCCAGCTTGTAGAGTTGATTGAGCGCTGCCGGCAGGTTTTGCCGCTCCTTGGCCATAAATGGCATGAGCAGGACAAATACTTTCGAGGCCCAAACGGCGGCCGCCTGCGCTTCAGCTACCTCGAAAACGACAGCGACGCCGACGCTTATCAGGGCCACTCTTATTGCGTTGCAATGGGAACTAGAATTCTCATGGCAAACGGCTCTATGCGGGCCATTGAGATGGTGCAGCGCGGCGATTATGTGGCCACGCTAGAGGGGCCTCGGCGCATCCTGGCGAGTGTCAGCCCCTATCCGGCGCCTTGCGTGCGGGCCGTTGTCCGCGATAGCGCGGGATTGGCGCTAGGGGATCAAGTCCATCCGATTTGGCACCCTGTTTTAACCACCGCCGGATTGATTTGGTCACGGTCACCTCATGGACGCAGAAGCGACGAGCAACCACAGTCCGCGCAACCCGCTTCTTATAAACAAGATCAAGTATTTCCTTGCAATGAGCATCCAAAGCCCCGGGGCTGGCGCGCTTGGTCAACAGATGTCCGAATCTCTCATAAAGGGTTGCCACAGACACCCGAAGAACTGATGCGGCCTGAGCGGTTGACCGTCCCTGTAATGCTTCACGCACAATCTGCTCGGTTAGCAGCCTTGAAACGCCGCGCTGACCGCAAGATACCCACTCAAAGCCATTTTCCTCGCAAATTGCGCGGATGGTGGTTGGGCTTGCTGGCACAGTATCGAGAGATTTTGTTGGGTCGCCAGCCGCTTGCCGAACTAGCTCTATCAACACGGGGTCTTGGCGCCCCCGCCCGTGCCAATGTTCTTTCAGATGCTCAGAATGGCTGGCGTGTAGCGCGAGATTTTCTCGCCTGTTATCGGTCCGGTCGTGGTTTAGGTGATGGACACGCTCTTGAGAAGATAGAAAACGGCCAAGCGATTCCTCCATTACAAGCCGATGCTGAAAATAGACCCCCTGGCTCGCCTTCGGATGTGTCGGACACCACTCCATCACATAACCACTTTTCGTCAATGTGCTGGGAGCATCCCTATACCGGCGAGGCGCGGCATCTATCGGAGGAAGTGACTTGGGGAACGATGGAATTGACGCGGTGTGGTTTTGCATTGGTTTGCGATCTCTCAGTTGAAGGCGCAAACCACTATATCAGTGAAAGCGGACTAATAAACAAGAACACGCGGCTATACCCTGAAGAAATGGGTACGTTTCCTAGCGAGACGCCCATAAACAAGCTCCAGGCCACGCTGCGGTCAGGTAACGGCGTGCCATGCCAAATGAAGGGTACATGCAACCCTGGCGGCCCTGGCCATCAGTGGGTCAGGGCGCGCTACCGCCTGGCTGAATATCCCAATGGGCTGGAGATATTCCGGTATGAGTTTGAGAACCCTTTCACCAAAAACAAGATTGAAAAGACGCGGGTTTTCATTCCCAGCAAGGTTTCGGACAACAAATTCCTTGGGGACGATTATGTGGCCAATCTCGCCCAAGTGGGGTCCGAGCAGCTTGTGCGGGCATGGCTCTCGGGCGATTGGTCAGTCATCGAAGGCGCGTTCTTTGACGGCTGGTCAACCGAGAAGCACGTCATCAAGCCATTTGCGATTCCGAAGGAATGGGTCCGCATCCGGGCCGGCGATTGGGGCTATGCCAAACCCTTCTCGATTGGCTGGTGGGCTATTGTACCGGAACAAATTGTAGTTCATGGTGTGACCCTCCCTAGGGGCTGTATGGTCCGCTATAGGGAGTGGTATGGCTGCAAGGCGCCAAACGAGGGGCTCAGGCTTGATGCCGAGGACGTTGCTGCGGGGATCAAGGAACGTGAGGCTGGCGAGAAAATCGACCGCGCCGTGCTTGATCCTTCCGCCTTCGCACAAAATGGCGGCCCTTCCATTGCTGAACGAATGTACACCAGCCACAAGGTATTATGGCATCCAGCCGATAACACCAGAGTCGGTATCCGAGGAGCCATGTCAGGCTGGGACGCAATGCGAGGCCGTCTCGCTGGCGACGGTGATGGCCATCCCATGCTGGTTGTATTTTCAACGTGCACGGATTTTATCCGTACGGTCCCATTTATGCAGCACGATGGAACGCGGCCTGAAGACATTGATACCGACGCTGAAGACCATGCCTGTGACGAAGCTAGATATGCCTGCAATTCAAGGCCGTGGACGCGGGGAGCAACGCCTAAGCCCGCTCCCGGCCCGCGCCTTATCCAAAACGCCACCCTCGACGATCTATGGAGCGCCAACAAACGCAGTACGGGGTAGGGCATGAGCGACTACCAAACTCGGCCCGGATTTAAGTATTTTTGCCGTCTGGAAGAGGATGAGAAATGGGCCGTGGTTGCTGGCCTTGGTGTCATTATTGCCAACCCAGAAAGGGGTTGTTTCTTGGTTCATGATGACGGGTCAAGAGAGCCACTATTATCGGATGAAAATGCTGTTTGGCATCGGCACCCGGCCCTGTGGATGTCACCATGAGTGAAATGGTTAAGCGCGTGGCACAAGCTTTATATGCAAACGAATATAAGGGCTCTACCGATGCCATGACTAAAAATGGCTGGTTTGTTTATAGTGAGGCAGCGCGCGCGGCGATTGAAGCGATGATAGAGCCTACCCTCGCGATGGTTTCAGCTGGCCGCCAAAAAGACATCGATTTAAGCTTCCACGCTGGTTCGGAAGATCATTGGGAAGCTATGATAAAACAGGCCCTTAAATGAGTTCCTACGGCATAGCCCAGGACATGGAGACGGACCCGGATGTTCGTTTCTGGCTCAACCAGATTGAGGCCGCAACCAAATGGCACAAAGACTGGTACGACCAGGGCAAGGATGTAAACGACCGCTTTATCAACAAGCAAATCACGGCCTTAGCTTCTCCCAACAGCTTCCGCATGAATGTCCTCTACTCGAATGTGGAGACGCTGAAGCCGGCGCTATATGCCAAGACGGCCACGCCGAATGTGACCAGGCGGTTTCGTGACCGTGATCCGGTTGGGCGTTGGGCCGCCATCGTGCTTGAGCGCGTAGAAGAATATGAGCTCGACACCTATGACGATGATTACAATTACCGCTCAGCGATAGAGGACTATCTCCTTCCTGGCCGTGGGCAAATCTGGGTCAATTACGATCCGACCGTGCAGGGCAAGAAGGATGATTTACGCGATCCCCAGCGCTTAATCTGGGAGTGCTGCAAGGTCAGGCACATCAACTGGCGCGACTTCCTGACCAATCCAGCCCGAACATGGGATGAGGTCTGGTGGGTTGCCAAGCGTGAATATCTGACGGTTGAGGAAGCCAAGGCCCAGCGTCTTGATACCTCGGCCATGACATTCGAGGCCCAGAAGAACGATCCACAGGCCGCGAACAAGGAAGACACAAGCTCTCCTGAGAACATCAAAAAGGCTGCGGTTTGGGAGATTTGGTCAAAGACCCACGGCAAGGTCTATTTTGTCTCGAACAACAGCCCGAAGATATTGCGCACGCCTGCCGCGCCTGGATTGAAATTCAGTTCATTCTTTCCCTGCCCAAGGCCGCTGACCACGACCACCACACCAGACAGCATCATCCCGATCCCTGACTATCTCCAGTACAAGGACCAGGCCAAGGAGATTGACCGCCTAACGCAGCGCATTAACCTTTTGACCAAGGCGCTGCGGGTGGCTGGTGTTTATGACGCTTCCCAGGACAGCCTTTCCCGGCTGCTTGAGGACACAGACAACAACATCCTCGTTCCTTGCGAGACGTATGCAGTTTTGGCCGGACAGGGCGGGGTGGAAGGCTCGATTTCCTTCTTCCCGATCAAGGACCTGATCGCCGCATTGCAGCAATGCTACGAGAGCCGGGACCAAGCGATACAGGTTATGTATCAGGTCACGGGGATTTCAGACATTGCCCGTGGCGCGACTGACCCAAGGGAAACCCTCGGCGCCCAGCAGCTTAAAAGCCAGTGGGGATCGCTTCGCATCCGTGACAGGCAGCGGGAGGTGCAGCGCTTTATCCGCGATACATTCAGGCTCAAGGCCGAGGTCCATGCCCAGCAGTTCCAACCTGATACCCTCCTTGCCATGTCGAATGTCCCGCTGGCGACCAAGGAGCAAAAGGCCCAGCTTCAGCAGCGGGTTCAGATCCAGCAACAGGCTCAGGCCATGGCGCAGCAGAATCCGCAAGCCGCGCAACAGATCGCCCAATCAAACCCACAACTGGCCCAGCAAATCATGCAGCCCTTGACGCCAAAGGAGCAGGAGCAGCTAAAAGAGCCATCCTGGAATGATGTGGTGGCGCTTCTACGCAGCAGCGAGCTACGGGGCTTTGCGGTGGACATTGAAACAGATTCCACCATCCAGGCCGATGAAATGGCTGAGAAGCAGGCCCGCACCGAATTTGTCACCGGCATGACGCAGTTCGTGGAGCAATGGGGGCCGATTGTTCAGCAGCAGCCCAAGGCGGCGGCGCTGGCCGGCGAGCTTATGCTATTCAGCGCCAGGGCCTTCAAGACAGCGGACAGCCTTGAGACGGCGATTGAGGAATTTGTGGACGATATCCAGAAATCACCCCCAGCGCCGCCACCGGGACAGGCCCAGAACCCCAAGGACATAGCGGAGGCGCAAGCCATCCCGGCCCGGCTTCAACTGGACGCCCAAAAGCAGCAATCCGAGGCGGCTAACAAACAGCTTGCCATAAAGACCGAAGCGCAAACCAAACTGGCGACCCATGCCATGACCCTACAGGCTGACGCGGCCCAAGGCCATGCGGATCGGGCTGCGGATAGCGCCCAGGCCGAGGCGGAAGGACAGCGCCAGCAGACGGGCGAAAACCGCGAACTTCAGGCCATCATGTCAGCTATCCAGGGCCTTACGCAACAGCAGATGCAACTGGCCAATCGGCTGGATAGCATTACCCAGGCCATGAACCCGGTGGGTAGCGCATGAGCCGGGAAACCTATGTTTTCGACCGCGCGCTCGGCAAAATGGTGCCAGCCGCCGAGTTCTATGCCCGCAAGTATGCCGGGACCAAGACATCAGATCTGCCGCGCCCCATGATTATCAGCGACAACCTCGACCATGTGATGAACATGGCGGACGGTAAGCGCTACTCCTCCAAAGCCGCCTACTACAAGGCCGTGCGCCGGGCAGGCTGTGAAATCATAGGGAATGACACATCCACACCATCTAGACCAAAAGTGATGGATGACCCTATCAATGACATTAAAATTGCTGTAGAAAGGCTATCGTCACGCG